AATATTTTTAAAGATATATGGGATAAGAATTTAAGGTTAGGTAAGTTTCCTGACAGAGAAAGTTTATTAGACGCAAGAAAAAAACCTAAGGGTATTTACCGAGACCCAAAAGTTGATGAAATATTAGAGCTCCGTATAAAATATAAGCGTGATTTAAACAGAGTTTATAATGATGAGATAGCGAGAAAGTCTAAAGTATTAAACACGCTAGTAGCAATGGAACTTGCCTTAGAATACTTAGAGTTTGAAAGAATATACTTTGCAATTTTTGCTGATAAGCGAGGAAGATTGTATTGTATGGGAACTACCGTGACCTACCAGACTGATCAAAAGATTAAGTCGTTAATTAGCTTTGCAAATAGTGAAAGGTTAGGCGAGAAAGGTAAGTATTGGCTCTGGGTTCACGCTTCTAATACTTGGGGTAATGATAAGATTTCCTTTGATGACCGATATAAATTTACCGATGAGAAGTTAGACGAGTTTATTAGCTACGCTGATGCACCTCTGGATAACAAAGGTTGGAACTATGCAGATAAACCTATGGAGTTTCTTAAAACTTGCTACCATTTAAAACAAGCTAAACTTCAGGGTTTAGATTACGAATGTAATTTACCTGTGTCTATGGACGCTACTTGTTCAGGATTACAAGTGCTTTCAATATTAATGAGAGATGAACAAACAGCTAGAAAAGTAAATGTACTTCCTAGTAAAGTGCCACAAGACATATACCGTGCAGTTGCAGAACGAGTAAAAGCAAAAGCTGAGATTCTTGCTGGACAGGGAAGTGCCGAAGCAAATCGTTGGTTGCAATTTGGTATTACAAGAAAAATTGTGAAGCGTAATGTAATGACTTATGTTTACTCGCTTAAGCCCTATGGTGCTAGACAACAAATCTTTGATGAATATAAAAAAATTATAGAGTTTGATCCCGATAAAAAAGTTTTAGCAGATGACGGGTTTAGTGATTGTCGTTGGTTAGCTAAGATTGTATGGGAAAAAATGGAAGAAGAAATAGATTTAGAAGCTCAACTAATGAAGTGGTTTCAAGATTGTGCAAAACTATTTGCTCAGGCAAACTTAAAAATGAAATGGAAAACTCCTATGGGCTTTCCTGTGGAAATGGATTACAGGTATGATGTACCTTTTAGAGTTAAAACTGCGATTGCAGGATCGTTAGTTTACACTACTTATAGACGAGAAATAAATCGTAAAGATTCTAGACGTTATTCTTCATCAGTGTCTCCTAACATTGTTCACAGTTTAGACGGTGCTTTGAACCAAGCTGTTGCTTTGTATTGCAAGAACGATGAGTTTCCTATTGAAAACTTATTGATGGTACACGATAGTTTTGGAACTACACCAAACAGAATAGATCAACTAAATAAAATAATTCGTAAAGCTGCGATTGATTTATTTAAAGATGATTACCTTGATGTTTTATACAGAAGTTGGGAAGCCCAGCTGCCCGAAAAATATAAATCTCGCTTAACACCTCCACCTGCTCGTGGAAATTTAGACATTAATGAAATAGCAAACAGTAGCTATTTTTTTAGTTAAATAGTTGCGAAAGCGAGACTAATGATTATATACTATGATGAACGACAAGGACATTGCCGAATACCATAAGTTAATTAACAAACTTAATAAAAAGAAAGAAGAAAAGACAATGAAATTATTTGTATATGGAAGTTTAAAAGAGGGCTACGCACTAGATTATGTTTTAAAGAGAAGTAAAAAAATTGGTAATTATATTACAGAAGCAAAAGGTTTTATGATGACAGGTTTTTGGTTTCCTTATGTGACAAGAAAAGAAAACTCTGAATATAAAATTAAAGGGGAACTTTATGAAGTTAATAAAGAAGATTTAAGAACTGCAAACAGAATAGAACTTGGTGCAGGTTATAAATTTGAAGAAATTGATAAAGGTGTATTTGGTTATATCTATCCTAAAAAGAAAGACATTAAATCTTTAAACGTAATTACTAATAGAAAAGAAAAATACTATGAGTGGCGACATACTAAAGATATGAAAGACCTGTAAACTATGGATTTAATTTTATTAAATGATGGTTTGTATCAGCTTGTTAAAGTAACAAAAGAAATGACAAAGGGTATAGAACTATTAAGTGAAGTAGATTGTTTTAATCTTTGTGATATATTGAGATTGCATTTATCAACTTATCACGAACCACCTTTTAATGCCTATTTAATGAATGATGGGACAGGAATTTTATATGGCTGTATTTGTAAGTAAATAGTCTCGCTTACGATATATTCTCACAAAGGAGAACAACATTAGAGACACTCTTGGAGGTAAAACACAAATGATAAATGAAAAAATGATACATACGACACCTGTGGGTACGGGTAATTATAATTACTTATTTACTCCTGACACACAGTTTGAAAAGCGAGGTAAGTTTTCGGTAAACCTTACTTTATCAGATAAAGACGCTGCACCTTTTATTAAGATATATGAGGAGACTTTAAAAGCTCGTCAAGAAAAGGAAAACAGCGATAAGCGTGCACCACACAATCAGTACAAAGCACTGAAAGAGGGTGGTGTTGAGTTTAAATTTAAACTTATCAATAAAGTAAAAAAGAAAGACGGAACTGACTTTGAACAAAGACCAAAGATTTTAAATTCAGATAAAACAGTTGCAGAACAACAACTTGTTTATAATGGAAGTAAAATGAAGATCGCCTTTCAAATGGTTTCTTGGGCAAATAACTTACAAGGAGTTGGAGTGACTTTACGAATGAAAGCAGTCCAATTAATTGAAGTTGTTTCTGAAAAACCTAACACTGAATCTGATGGAAAGTCATCTAACTATGATTATGGCTTTACTGAGGAGAAAGTTTCCAATGTACCTAGTGGGAAAAAGGAAGTACCCGTTTCGGAAGAAACAGCGGACTTCTAAGTATCGTAGTGGGCTTGAAGAAACTGTAATCAACGATCTAAATAACCGAAAGGTTAATTTTAAATACGAAAAGTATGTCATTGATTACTTCAAGCCCTCTACTAAACATAAGTACACTCCTGATATTGAATTGGAGAATGGAATACTAATTGAGATTAAAGGTTTCTTTAAACGAGAAGATAGAAAAAAACATTTATTGGTTAAAGAACAATTACCAAAACTAGATATTAGATTTGTCTTTGGTAATTCAAAAAACAAAATTTATAAAGGAAGTAAGACAAGTTATGCAGATTGGTGCAACAAACATGGATTTAAATTTGCTGACAAAATAATACCAAGTAATTGGATAACAACATAGGGAGGAACAATGTCTAAAGAAAAAAGAACTTACGACAATATAAAAGATCATGGTACAGATATGTCTTTTGAAAGTGAGGTAAAATTTACACCTAGAATATTTGATGATCGTGGAGATTTAGATTTAACAAAACAAATTGATAACAAAGATGAAAGAATAAAACTTTTAACTACAAAGCTAACAAACATGGTTGAAAAAAATCGTGCTTTGTATGCTCATGTTAGAAATCTTGAAGATATAAATGAAGCCCATAAAAAATTAAATGGTGTTCTTCAAAGACAGCTAGAAGAAGAAAAAGGCAAACTTAAAAGATTAATAGATGATCGTTTAAATTCTGCAAGAACAGTAGGTAGTAATGAGTAATGATTCAGAATTTATTAAACACCTACCTTGTACGACCTGCCCATCAAGTGATGGAATGGCTTTGTACTCTGACGGGCACACTCATTGTTTCGTCTGTAATACTACTAGCAATTCTAATGACACTAATACAGATAATAGGAATGTATCTAAAAATGTTTACTTTAGTGAGTTATTACAAGGTAAAGAAATTAGTTTGTCTAAGCGTAAACTTACTTTGGAAAGTTGTAAAAAGTGGGATTATAAAGTTGGAGAAGTTAATAAAGAACAAGTCCAAATAGCAACTTACTACAATAAAAAAAGACAACCTGTATTTCAAAAACTAAGATTTAAAAACAAAGAGTTTAAAACTTTAGGAAATATAAATGAAGCAACTCTTTATGGGCAAAACTTATGGAGTGGAAAAGGTAAGATTTTGTGCGTATGCGAGGGAGAAATAGATAGTATTAGTTTAAGTCAATTATTTAATCATAAGTATCCTGTTGTTGGTATTCCTAATGGAGTAAATGGAGCAGTTAAATCATTAAAGAAACAATTAGAATTTTTAGAAAACTATGAACAAGTAATATTTTTCTATGACCAAGATGATGCAGGTCAAGAGTGTGCTAAAAAATGTGCAGAACTTCTTACAGTAGGTAAAGCTAAGATTGCAAACTTTGAATTAAAAGATGTTAATGAAATGTTAGTTAATGGTTTAGGTTCAAATGTAATTAAAGCTATGTGGGAAGCAAAAACATATAGACCTGATGGCGTTGTTGCAGGAGAAGAACTTTGGGAAGTTATTAAAAAAGAAGATGAAAAGGCAACTGCATTTTATCCATACGAGGGATTAAATAGAAAACTATTTGGTATTAGAAAAAGAGAAATAGTTACTGTTTGTGGTGGCTCAGGAATTGGCAAGAGTTTAATGACAAAAGAAATTGCTTATCATTTAATTAAAGCAGGCAAAAGAGTTGGAATTATATCTCTTGAAGAAAGTTTAAAAAGAACTTGTGAGGGTATAATTGGATTACATTTAAATAAACCTATTCACATAGATAGAGAAAATGTAACAGAAACAGAATTAGAAACTGCTTACAAAGAAACAGTAGGTAATGGAAAAGTATTTCTTTATGATCATTGGGGATCAGTAGAAGAAAATACAATTATTAATAAGATAAAGTATTTTGCAAAAGCATTAGACATAGAATATTTATTTATAGATCATATATCTATTATTGTTAGTGGATTAGAAACTAACGATGAAAGAAAAACTATTGATTTGTTAATGACAAAGTTAAGAGCATTAACAGAACAATTAAATATTGGTGTAATAATTATCTCACACTTAAAAAGACCTGAGGGTAATAAAGATCATACTGATGGATTAAAAACTTCTTTAGGACAACTAAGGGGTTCGGGTTCAATAGGTCAGCTAACTGATATTTGTATTGGTTGCGAAAGATCAACTTCAGATACTAACGATTCTAAAAAAACAACTGTAAGAATTTTAAAAAATAGATTTGCAGGAATTACAGGAATTGGAACAACACTACAATACAATTCAGAAACAGGGAGATTAAAAGAATATGAAACAACCAATAATTTTTGATATAGAAACAGATGGATTTAATCCAACAAAGGTACATTGCTTAGTCTTGCAAAAAGACGGAGAAGAAATTTCGTTCATTGGACGAGATATACCGAAAGGTATTGATTTACTTGCTGACAACTTAGTCGTGGGACATAACGTGATTAAATACGACCTCCCAGTCTTAAAGCGTTTGTATGACTACTCTCATAGCCCTGAGTTAGTACACGATACTCTATGCCTTAGTCGTCTTATCTACCCTGACATAGCCAATAGCGTAGACTTTAAATTGTTGGCAAGTAATCGCATTGAAAAATCAGTAGTTGGTAGACACAGTTTAAAAGCGTGGGGTCAAAGATTAAATTTTCATAAAGGAGATTTTGCTGAGATATACGACTTTAAAAATTTTAATAAAGATATGCTTGAATATTGTATTCAAGATGTAAAACTAACTTCTCTACTTTATAAAAAACTTTTAGAAAAAGGATTTAGTAAAGAAAGTGTAGAACTAGAACACGAAGTAGCAAACATTCTTAAAGAACAAGAAGAAAAAGGATTTGGCTTTGATGTACCTAAAGCACAAGAATTACATTCAAAATTATTAGGTAGAACACACGATTTAAAATTACAATTAGAAAATAGATTTCCTGATTGGCAAGTTGATTTAGGAGAGTTTATTCCCAAAGTTAATAATAAAAAGTTTGGATATAAAAAAGGTGTTGCTATTAGAAAATCTAAAACAATGAAATTTAATCCATCAAGTCGTCAGCAAATATCAAATAGACTTATGGAACTTAGAAATTGGAAACCTAAAAAGTTTTCTGAAACAGGTTTGCCAATAGTAGATGAAGAAACTTTAGGACATTTAGATTATCCTGAGGCAAGAGAACTTAATGAATACTTATTAATAGAAAAAAGATTAGGTATGTTAAGTGATGGTAAAAATGCTTGGTTAAAAGTTGTTAAAGATGGACGAATACATAGTAATTATATTACTAATATTACAACAGGTAGAATGAGTTGTCGTAGTCCTAACTTACAACAAGTACCTAGTATTAACTCTCCCTATGGAAAAGAATGCAGAGAATTATTTATACCAAGTAAAGGTTATGTAATGGTTGGAGCTGACGCTAGTGGAATTGAAGCAAGAAGTTTAGGACATTATATTTATAAATACACAGGTGGACAAGAGTATGTCGATTTAATTTTAAATGGAGACATACATACTTATAATCAAAAAAACTTAGGTTTAAAATCTAGAGCATTGGCGAAGACAATACTTTATGCAGTACTTTATGGAGCAAGCTCACGGAGAGTTATG